GCGCCCTTTATAATGACCTTCGGCCATAGGACCATTTATTTTTTTCATAATATACCTTGCAACATACGCCGCAGAAGAAAATGTGACGTCACCGATAAGCGCATAGCCATGCGGCCATAACTCCTCAAGTGTCGCAGAACGATAGAGACGGTTTCCGTCTCTTTCCGAAAAGAGATATTTATCAGGAAAGTCAATATTAAACAGACAAGCGTGATGATGAGGCCGGTCAAAACCTTCGCCGTATTCTCCACAATGAAAATAACGTATCTGAGGCTTGACTTTAACTTTGCGAGGTATCCACGAATTAAGCTTACGCGACCAAATATATTCACTGTATTTAGCCCTGAGACGTTTCATGAACCTCTGAAAATGGTGCTTGTGAAGAGAGATCGTAGGATCCGTCCGGGTGCCGTCTAGTGGGCAAGCTTCGCGGAAAGTCAAAGTCAAAAATAAATTGCTTTCGTAAAGACTTGCTTCGTGAAGGCAACGAATCGCCCATTGACGGGACCTCTCCAACCGGCACCCGATACACTTTCCGCACGGGAGCGGTAGAATATTTTCCCTCTTGATGTTCCACTCGGTCACTCTCGACCCTGGAACGACTTTTATAGAACGCTTCCCTGTACCTTCGACAATACCAACATCCACACCGATTAATGGATGATAGCATGGCATCGCATTAGAGACGAATGCCGCCGCGCATAGGGCGCCCCATAGAAAGAGAATTAAAGGCATGAGACCGGGAAGCAGTATCCGAAAAAACATCACGGTCCTGGCCAACATCACCAATACGCCGGCGAAAAGCCGGCTTTGCAGTAGAATCAACATAACGACTCATCGTGTGATCTCCTTATAAAACGAAAGACTTGGCCTATTACCATATTTAGAAGCGGCCGACCTAATCTTTTCGACCCTGGCCTGGGAAGCCTCATGAAACCGCTTCGCAGAATTAACAACACCCGTTATTACATCACTTTTAACTTTAGTAGGAACCGTCTCCGCAACCGTCTTCGCGGTATTAGCTTCGACATTAGCAATCTGAGCCTTTTGCATACGGACGTCTAGCGCAAGACGAGAAGCAGTAGACAGATCATTACTGAGATTGGCATAGGGATTCTGAAAAACCGCACTAGCACCACTAGGAGTAGAAGCACCTGCATTGGCAGACAATAACGGATTAAGGCCGGCTGCCTTAAGATCCGCGACCTCTCTTTGGTGAGCAGTATTGGACATTTCCCGTTGGAAGTCCTCTTGCTGCTGAGATTGACGAGCATTTTGTTCGTTCGTATCACGAGCCGACTTAGCAGAGAAGATACTGCCAAAGACAGAAGCAGCCGCCGGAATAAGAGAGCCTAAGAAAGACATTAACGGCTCCGATTCTTGATCCAATTCATAAGGGCCACTTGGCCCCCAAGAATCAAAGAAGTAATCCCGGCAGAAACAATCGCCTCCGGCGAATCAAACCCGTTTCCCGAGGAAACAGAATAACCCGTAGCACCGGCGAGAGCGCCGGACAACCCGGCTAGCAACACCTTATTAAGCCACTTTTCCCAATTCATCGGGACCCCCTTTTTTAGAAGTGATCAATCAGACCGGGAACGGAATAAACCGGCATAGGCCGGACCGCCTTGCACTTAATGAAGGAATCCATTACAAACTCCGGCTCAGTAGTAACCGCGATAATACGCGAAATGGGAGGCTCTTCCACAATAAACGCCGCCGAAAGAGTCGGCTTTGAGCCGAACTCCTGGGCAAGATGCCAAGCATCAAGCGGCGTAGTATAAGTAGATCTGAGCTTACCCGTAATCAGGGAATTCGCATACCGATATTCGGCATAACGCTCCTGGTATCCAAACGCAGCCGCATCAGCGGTCGCATCGGCAGAACCTTGAAGGTAAATTTCTTTATTCAAGATAGCCTGTTCACCAAGATGAGCCAAAGCCGGAAAATAGTAATCCAAACGAGTAGACCTCGAGAACTTACGTTCCAAGCCCTGTTGATATGAAAGATCGGCTCTGACCATGCAGAGGCCGAGAACCATACCATGCTCAGTAAATGACTTCGTAAATCCATCACGGGCATTAGTACCAAGCGCAAACGCCGCAAGATTACCCTGGGGCGTAGGCTCGGAAGCAGTAGCAGAGGTCTGAGGAACCGTAGAAATCGTGATCGGCGTAGTCTTACCGCCCAAGAATTCCGGCCTTTGAAGCCGGGCATCGGGCGAGGTGACGCCAAAATGCGACTTAACAATTTCAGTATAACGGGTTCCACCGCGCGCATCTCGCTCGTACATGCGCTGAGTCTGAAACGCCAAACGCAGAGAATTAATGGTCGAAGCGGTCGCGCCGGAGAGATCCGCATAGATCATCGGCGTACCGGCGGAAGCCGCCGTACCACGGACCGCAAATGAAGTATCCGCTCCGCCTGTATCAATCAAAGCGGAATTCGGATAAACAACAGAACCCAAAGAGGTATCAAGAACGGTCTGATTAGCCGTTCCAAAATTACCATTAATTTTACCAATACCATAGATAGGAGCAATAGAACCAAGCGGAAGAGAGACCGCAGTACCCTTTTGCGCCCAGGGAAGCGCAGACGTGAAGTAATCGTGTCTCTTACCACGCTTGAGAAGAACATAGTCAGCAATAGCATCAGGACCATCGTCCTTGTCCACAACAACAGAATCCTGAAGATTCTGATCACGGAACCATTCATTCCAAATCAAATTATACGCCCTATGATAAAGCGATATATGAGAAACCGTAGCACCGCCGGCGAGCGGCGGAATACCCATATAATCGGAGAGAGTTTCAGCGGCCGGATTGTAAGCCGTGAACACCGGGACCGTATATGTCGCGGTGTCTCCTGGATTGGTTTTCTCACCCATAAACTTGGGAAAATTCGTCCAAACAAGACGATTAGGGACGAAAAAGTAGAAAGTGTCAAAATGGAGATTATCCATAATTGGCAAATTGAGAGCAGATGGCATACGAACAAATGAAGTAACATCAACGTTGAACGTATCACCCGGCAGAACCTCATCGACATAGAACGGAATCAGATAGCCAGAATTAAACATAGTCTTATGGCTATGGGACCGATCAAACACAGAACGAGGAATGTCAGCCTGGGGAACTTCTGAGAAACGATGAATCATATTACTAGGCATCTTCATAGCATGGGATCTCCTAATTTGAACCTTTTTAACCCTTTTTTCCCTAAAACCCTAGACAGCCTCGGATAATCATCCTCTCGGCTGTCAGTCAGACCCTTTACATCAAGTATATAACGGGTCTGACTTCTCACGAACTCGCCTTCGGCGTTTCTCCGCCGGTGGCGGGGGCCTCCGCAGCCGGAGCTGCAGAGGCCTTTTTGGCAAGCGCTGAGGGATCCAGCGCATCAGGGCGTCGAACGCCATCCACTAATCCCAATCGAACCGCTTCCTCGCGGTTTTTAGGATCGTCAATGAACTCCAATAACCTGGCCGGATCGTTTTCAAACCGAGCACGAAGAGAAGCCGGAAGAGCCAAGAAAGCAGATTCAACGCGCCGGACCAAAGAAAGACTAGCGTGTAAATCTTTAGCTTCGCTAAAATCACCATACATCGGCGTACGCTCTTGCCCATTTACTGTAATAACTCCAGTTTTTTCATACTTGGCCATAATGTGATTAATATCCGACTCTTTAAGATCGGATTGATTGGTCAGGCTTTTCGCCTTAGGACCTTCAAAACGAACCACAGGCCGGCCGGCCTTCATGGATTCGTAGTCGTATTTATTTCTAAATTTCATATTTATTTAACCTCCGATTTAGCGGCTTTGATAGTAAGAGCTTCTTCGACAAACACCGGCGGCACGATCGGCTTAATAGCGCCGGTAGCATCATCAAACTCGCCCAAATGATAGAGTGTAAAATCTTCGGGATGACGGTAGAGTTGAGATTGAGAATCGGCAACAACGTCTTCAAGTGCGCGGAGAGCCTGGCCCTTATGAGCAAAGAAAAACGGATTAGCATATGCGGAAGCCTTTTTATCGAATATCGAAAACATCTTGTGGATCACAATAATCCCCTTTTTAGTAATCCGAACCGTTGTTTTTGTAACTGCTCTGCCGCATCCAAATGATACGGCGTACAACTACTCGACTCCTTAGCCGCAATCAACCTGTCGTGTTTAATCCTATCATGCTCCTCCTTATTTTGCAACTCTAATCGTTTGTCATAAAATTTAGGTATTTTACATTTATGACCATTCACAATGACAAAATCTTTAGGATACAAATCAGAATTAAAGCGATTAAACCACTCAGTAGACAACCCAGGGCGCCGGGACATAGTGCAATACTCCGAAACGCGCCCTTTATAATGACCTTCGGCCATAGGACCATTTATTTTTTTCATAATATAC